AATTTACTTGGTGCAATTAAAGTATCAACAGATCCTAAAAACTCACATTCAAACTCAACTTTAAATTGTGCTTCAGATGTGTTTGCAATTGTTTGCTCTCTCCATGCATCATCTCTTCCCGGAACTTCAGACCAGTGAACATCTGTAGGAACATATTCATTTTTACTTCTTTCTGCATCATGCCACATTCGGTAGAAATGATTCATACCATGTGGTGTAGAAACTATGATAACTTTTGTGCTCTGTCCAGATGATATTGTAGGATAAACAGATGCAAAAAACTGATCTGCAATATGATTTGGAATGAAAGCAAATTCGTCTAAGAATATTACGTTGTAAGATCCACCTCGAACTGCTGATGCAGATGTGGATGCTGCTAATATTTTTGATCCATTTTCTAATTCTAATGATCCTTTATTCCAAGCAAGAATACCTTGTTGCATCCACTTAGGTAAATTTTCATACGCTAGTTGTAATCTGCCTAGAAGATCCCTTGCTGTAGAGGCTTTGTTAGCGAGTATTGCAATATTAACATTATCATTAAATACTGCATAATGTAGGAGATAAGATACAACTGTTGTCGATTTACCTGTCTGCCGAGGCATCTTGCAAATGTTGAAACGGTTCTCATGGAAATTTTGTATTAATTTTTTTTGAAAATCATACATTGCAAATGGTTGCAATCCATGATCCAGTGTTACTATCTTTATATATTTTTCTGCAAAATAAACTGGGTCATGACGACATGCCACGAACTCTAATATCTGCTCTTGTGTAAATTCAATTGGAGTATTGGCTTTCTTAAGATTAGGATTGCCAAGATAAATGTTTTCAAGTGAGGGCATAGTTAAAGCATTTCATATTTACCAAATTCCATTGGTTTTTTTAGTTTCATTTGTTGATCATGATCTATTGTTTTCTTTACCATTTCAAGTGTTTTTTCTAGTCTATCTATCTTCTTCTCTAAGTCTGTTTTACCTCCTGATCTGGAGGATTGGTTCTCCTGGCTCATTTTCGGAAACTTTGTAATTATAGAGTTTAGCACCGGGATACACTTTCTGCATCTGTATCTGGACTTCTCTACGGGATGGTTTTTTGACTGATGGAAAGAACATTTTTATCATGTAGCTTGATCCTCTCCATGCCAAGTATACGTCTATTATATTACCAACTTTATTATAATCTGGCAACTTAGTTGCCTCAGTATACTCTGTATACTTAATATTAGTTTTGGGTGATTTAATCGGTTCTGGTTTAATTATATCAATAAACTCAAAGCGAACTTCTCCATTAGCGTCTTCGACCTTAACGCCAGCATTTTCTAATGCGAGTATCTGTGAAGGAGTCATACTACGAGTTATCGTCTTATTATTTAGTTAGTTCTTCATCTTGGCAAGCATCTGATAAGTCTTGTGCCATGTTACCACCAATCTCAGCACCCTCATTCATACCCATCATCGTCGCAGCACCAGCAAGAACCCAACCAACAATGGGGACAGTGGCAAGAGGCTTAGCAACAACAGTGCCAACACTACCCCCAACAAGCCTTCCTGTTTGTTCTCCTCCTCCTGCTGCTTTGATACATTCGACTTGTGCTGCACTAAGCTTCTTTTCGTTACTAGATCCTCCCGTTGAATCCATGATAAATTGTTCTTTTACTTTAATCTTATTATTACCTAAACCAAGAAACCCAGCCTTTTCGTTTATATCTTTTTCTACAGTTAATACTTTTGGATCATTTGCCCTATACTTAATTTCATAACCCTCATGTCCCGCCCTTACTTCGTATGAAGTATAAGGGCCAACAGGTAAATTAATTTCCGGTAATGTTTTTCGATTTACCAGCAATCCAATCATACTAAAGTGTGATATGCCTAATAAAGTGCCAACACCAAGAGCAAACCACTTTAGTAGTCCTTTCTTATTTTCCATTCAAATACATGATACGGTATATTATATATCTTATTTAATGCTTAAATCTCTTAAGTCATAATTCACCACACATCTTATGTTATGATTTGGTTGTTCAGCTGTATGATATAATTTTCCATTAAACAAAACAACTCTGCCTTGTTTTGGTGTAACTTTTTTTTGAATAGAAAAAACTTTTTCTTTAACTACGTTTACATTATCATCAAATTCATCTAAATTATTGCATTTTTCATTGTAAATAATTGTGTCTCCATCACTATCACAAACATAATACAACATCACAAAATGATCAACAGGTATATCGGTGTGTGGAGTATCTACATCATCTCTTTTAATATTTGAAGGTAATTGTAAAAAAGAACGACCAAGAATCGCATTTACTTCTTTTACGTTAATTTTAGAACATGATTTTTTTATCAACTCTAAAAATAAGTAATGATATTCACTTTCTACGCCATATTCATTTACGTATCCATGAGTAAATCCACCTCTTTTTTGGTTTTTAGAATCACCTGATGAGACATCCTCAATGTAATACCAAGGAAATCTCTCTTCACCAATTAATTTATTTTTTATTTTATTTTGATAATCATTATCAATAACATCATCAAAAACATAAATTTTATCAATCATTAATTAAATATCTAATACCTTATCTCCTATTTTAACATTATTTTTGTCAAACCAACCACGGTTTACCTCTAATGCATAAAGAACGTTAGAATCTGAAGAGACTGGAGTGCACATTAAAGGTTCAAGTTCTTTTATATTCTCAATGATTCCATCTTCATTTATGAATGCAATATCAAGTGGAATATATGTGTTTTTCATATAAAAATATTTTTCTCCAGATTCTTCAAATTCAAATAACATGCCTGTATCTGGATCAAGATTTTTTTCAAACATTAATCCAAGATTAAATTCAGTTTGATTGCGTGGTCTACGAATGTGTAGTGGTAGATTAACTACCTCCTCGCCAACTCCACCGCTGCCACCCCCACCATTACCAGAGCCGCCGTTCCCACCATTACCAGAACCATTACCATTTGCAGATCCGTTACTATTGCCATTTCCATTGCCATTTCCGTTTCCATTACTCTTGCCTCCGTTTCCATTTTTCTTTTTAGAATCAGGTTCTAAAATACCACCTCTTCCAACGTGATAACCACCGGGAATCCGTTTGCATTTTTTCTCATCAAAACAATAGTATGATCCGGGTGGACATTTTTTTGGAGAAACACTTTTTGCTGCTTCTTCGATAAATCGATCTAAACTTTTCATGAGAATTAGTTCCTTATACTCTAGTTAGGGTTTTTGTTAACTTAAACACAGTTGATGAATCAGTGGTTGGAGTTGCTCTAACTCTCACATCATCAGAATTAATATCAGCATCAAAAGATGCAAGAGATGCACCTGTTCTTATTGTTCCAAATTCACTTAAAAATACTGATGTTCCATCATGCAATACATTTAAAGTAGTGACATGATAATTCGATCCTTGTGTGATTTGAATTTGATATTGTGCAGATCTAAAAGTTGATTTACTAAAAGTGTCAATAGTTGATGCTGATGTTGTTGTGGTTGTATCAGTTGATGCTTGAATTGATATTATTGGTGTAATACTTCCAGCACCAACATCCAACCCACTTCTTGCTGTTGCAACTCCGATAGAATCTAAAAACGTAACATCATCATACGTAATTGTTCCACCAATCGTAACGTTACCGGTAAATGTGGCTGCTATTCCAGTTATATTACCAGCAACATTAAAATCACCTGACGTTTCAGATATATCTCCTAATAAAGCCGTGCTTGCAATACCAACCCATCCATCTCCATCATAAATTAAAAGTTTATTAGTCCCTGTAGTTTGATCAAATGTAACATCATCAAGATCTTTGATAAATCCAGCACCACCACCTCCAATAGATGCAAGTTGATATTGAACTCTCTCTACGAATAAACTGTAATGTTTTTGTAATTGTTCAAGAGTAACAAATTTTTGATCTATAGGTGTAAGAGGATCGTTATTCTTAACGTTTGGTGGATCTGCAAGTAAAGTTCCTTGCTCATCTAGTTCTACTTTAAACTCTTCTTGCTTTGCTTTAAGATCTTTTACTATGCGATATAGTTCTGATATGTTAGTAGTATTATAATCATGATGATTATTTAATTTTTTAATGTCTTTACTAATGGTATTAATACTTTCATCATAATATTTTGGAACAGGTAGATTAGATATTTCTTCAGATAAAGTATCAAAATAACCTTGTGACAGATCTTTTGTTTCTAAATTTTTACGATTAAATTCTTTTACTTCTTGATCTACTTTTTGTTTTAGAACATTGTAATGACTTAAAATTTGTTTTTTTAATTTTCGATCATCATCTTTAAACTCATGATGATGATCCCATATTTTCATAGCAGCTTCTTTAAGCTCTTTATAAATTTTATCTTTTGTTTCTCTTAAATCCTTTGTAATCTTACCTACTTCAATTTTGTTTTCAAATTCTTTAACTTCAATAGTTTCTACAATTTCCTGAACCTCACGATTGATCCGATTCTTGATCAAATCCATACCATCATTTACTTTAACAAAATCATCATCAATTACACTAAAAGTTTTTCCAATCCACGAAAAATCAGGAACTTCATTTACCTCATTTACCCATTTTGGAAATACAGGAATTGAATCTCTAATAGAAATTATCTCTTCTTTTAAAGATGTAAGGTCATTCTCATAATGTCTTATCTCTGGAAGATTTTTGATCTTTTCATCTAGTTCATTAATTTGTTCATCATAATATTTTATTTCAGGTATATCAGCTGCATTACGATTTACTTCCTCTCTAAGATCATCAAGTAATTTACAAACAGTTTCTATCTCTCTATCATAATACTTTATCTCTGGTATTTCAGGTATCTCAGATCTAACTACTTCTATACTTTCTAAAATATTTTTTAATTCATCGTCATAATATTTTATCTCTGGTATTTCCGGAATATCTTTTCTTACGTCGTTTACAAGACGCAAAATTTCTGTTAAATCTTGTGTTTCTTCTTCAGTTATATCTTCTTCTACTGAACATGGTGTTGTATCTACAGGTTCTTCCTTCTCTATGAACTCATCCAATGAGGGTAATTTTTCTTCAGTTATTAAATCGTCAACTGATGGAAGATCACCAACGATGGTGAAGTCTTCGATTGACGGTAGTTTATCCGACATTGTATGAGTAAATATTACTTCGGGATTCCTCTCCCTGACTTATTTATTCTCTTGATTGATTCCAGATTTTAGTAATTTTGATAATTCTGAAGTTGACCCTACAAATAATGCGTTATTAACTGTAGATGGGCCTTTTTGCTCATCTTCCTTGTTAACATCCTTAAGTTTTTTCTGAAGATCCATTAATTTATCAGTGGCATCAGAAACATTTTTTATTAATTGACCAGCAACTTCATATGCTCTTGGCATTTCACTCTCTTGCGCTAGTTCAAGAATTCCGTTTATTGCCTCCTGACCTTTCTCGATGATTGAATATAGTTGTCCTCTCGTATATTTGTAATCTTTTTTTATATCTTCTTCTACATTATCTAAAATATCTTTTTTAATTATTTTATTTTCTTCTGGGGATTGAATTATTTTATCTGGAGATATTGACTCTACATTAAATGCATCATTTAAATTGTCAAATTTTGAGGTTTTCATGTGATTGTTCCTGTAAATCCGAAGTCATCTCCCATCGGGATAATTGCGCTATCGACACCAACACCCTCTGCATTTTGTGTATAATCAATACCTAGAATGTCACTGCCTCGAACATGTGATGTTGGTAAAGTTTTATCCTGACCCCTTCTAACTGTAATTTTGCTAGAGGTTGAGGAGAATGATTTTACATACATCTCTTCATTATCTATAACAATATAGAAGTCTGTCTTTATATTTGTAGTGCTATCAACCTTGAATGTGGTCTGAACTCCGTCGATATCTTCAGCGAGATTCGTGATAACATCACCCGTGTAGTCTTTAATTGCTCTAGGTGTAACAGAATAAGTGATGTCCCTCTCAAGACTTTTTGCACCACCAGCAAGATAACGAATTGATGTAGATTGAATAATGTTTGCAGTATCTGTAGAAACAGGGCCAAACAAATAAGTCTTTGCAGTAAATCTTAAAGTGTAATATAAAACTCTTCTTTGCGTATAATCACCCTCATACTCATCTTGGAAAGAGACATTTTCTAAAACAACAGGTATATCTCTTTTTTCATTTATAGTAGATAGTAAATTGACTGTCACATTGTATGATGGTTGAAAAAATGGAAGTATTTGTTCAACAATTTGTAAAGCATCATCATTTAGTTTAGTCATGATGTTTAGTTCAAATGCCATATTGTATGGAACTGGCATAAAAACTTTTTTTGTAACTGTATCTGTATTAGGATCTTTAACAGTTAGTTGTTGTGTGGTCGTCACCTTTCGGGTTGAATCATATGTAAGACCAGTAAATTCAAATGACATTCTTGGCAATGTCATCGCGGTTGATTTATTAAGATCCGGTGCTTGCTCTAATCTCGCAAGAAACTTTTGAATTGGCCCATACGCTAATGGAACTTTAGTTTCCGATAAATTTCCATCAGTATCTGTATGCTTAATGGAGAGATCATTAAACAACGTTCCAAATGAAATAATTGTCTTTCTTAATATTTCGTTGTAAAAATACTCAAACATTTTTGCACCTATACGATATTATTTATGGTTGCCCAAAAGGATTACCCTCAGAGAAATCGATGATTGCATCTGCCTCAGTTTCAAAGTCATCATTATCACCGAATCCATCATCAAAGTTTGTAAGATCTATGAGTCGAATCGTATGAACTGCACCTGTCACTGATCCGGTTACAGTCTCTTTCCTTAAGAATGTTCCTTCGACATTTGATATTGTAAGTTCGTTTGTAGTGGTATTCCATTTTCTTACCCTTGCAGTTGCACCACTTGTTCCACCAGTTATAGTTTCATTAAATTGGAAGTTACCTGAAGCATCACTTGCAGCAGGTGGAGCAATAAAGATAGTTGGAGGTGTTACATATCCAGCACCAGCGTTGGTGATATGTATCGCACTAATTGTTCCGGCGGTGCTAACAATCGCAGTTGCAGCAGCAGATACAGTTGATACACCAGAGAATGTAATTGTTGGTGTCGTTGTATATCCAGAACCACCACCTGTTATGGTCACAATACCGATGGTTCCATTTGCCATTCCAGCAGTTGCAGCAGCACCAACTCCGTCACCACCAAATATTTGAATATCTGGGCCAGTAGTATATCCTGATCCGGGATTTACAAGATTAATACTTTGAACAACAGATGCTTTTAAGTTTGATGCCTCTGCTGCACCTGTGCAAACAACAATACCACTTCTTAAGTTAGCAGTCGCGATACCAGTGACTCCACCAGTAGGTGCAGAGGAGATGGCAACTCTCGGTGCAAACAAATAATTTCTACCACGATTTGTTATATCAATAAATTGAATACCACCATTTACAACAGTTGTTACAGCAGATGCACTTGATGCAGTTCCAACCAATGTTAATACTTGAGTGCTTCCAATGATAAAGTCCTCACCATCAACACCCTCCGTCGAAGCAAGTGCGTCGTCAATTTCATCAACACCAGTATCAATAACTTCATCTTGATATTGAAATAGTTCACATCGTAGAGTATAAACGTAAGTATCACGTAGTTGATAGAATGGTTGCTCATGCTCAACATACTTGATTTCAAACAATCGATCACCTAAAGGAAAGTAAATTAAATCACCTTCTTTTGGTCGAGTTGATAATTTAATATTTTCCATATCCTCTATTAGAGGTGTAATATATGTCTCAAATCTTTCTCTTGAGATAGTAAGTGTTAATTCATTCGTCTGTTGTATCCCAAATTTTGATAGTAGAGTTGGATTGTCACCATATCCATCAAATGATTCAACATAGGCCTCAAGTGGAAATGCTTCATCAAAATTAGATTCAATGGTTTCCTTTATAATGGTATTTGTCTTTGCAAATTTACGAGGCATGTAATGAACCTCTACACCATACATTTGTAGTTGTTCATTTATTAATGATTGAACTAGATTACGTTCAGTCTTTGACCCTTGTTGGAAAAATGGATTAAGAGCCATATTACTATCCTATGAAATCTAATGGTGGTATTTCGTAAGTATTTGACATTTGCTCTCTTATAATATCCAACTCTCTTTGACCATCATCATATATTTGCCTACCATTTAACTCAACTCCACCCGGTAATTTTACACCTTGAAATTTTATTAAATTTTGTCCCCACTGTCTTTTCATCAATGCAGTTAAATATCTTTTTAAAAAATAGTCATTGTAAACACCAGTAAAATCATCAGGGTCAACAATTCTAAAACAATCAATTACAAGAAAATCACCAACAGTCATGCTTGCAAAATCCATGTCCATATATAAACGATCTTGTCTTTGATTAAATCTTATTTGTTTTTCTGTAGTCAATGCAAAATTAATATCCTCTAGATATCTTTTTGTCATTGTATAATTTAAAATACCCGCATATCCAAGATTAAATGCAACATCATTTAAAAACAATTGATACTTAACACTAAACATATTGTTTGTAACTGTGTTAGCACCGTCAAAGTGAAAAAGTTTATTAACACCAATCACTGAGTTTGGCATCTCAATATAATTACTATCTTCTTCAAATGTGAATGTGGTTGATATTCCTGCAACAGTTGCACTTGTGGTGGTAGTGACTATTCCTACTTGATTTGATGTTCCTCTTCCTCTTGATCTATCTACGTCTACTTGCCTTACTTTATATTTTAAAAATGTTTGTATAACACCATCATAATGTCTTTCTTGATAAAATTGAAGAGCATCATCTAACAGATCTTCTGTCTGTTCATCAGCGATATTTATTTCAAGAACTGGTGCACCCAGTTGCCTCTTGCAATAATCTATTAATGTTGATCTACTTGTCGGTTGAGCCATTAGGTGTTATCTCCCTCAATCTATTTATTCTACTATGACTTGACCTTGAACAAGTCTTTCAATATGTAAGTCACCAGCAGTGTCAGCGTCTGGTTTATCCTCATTAATAACCACTAAATCATAAAAATACCTACCGGATTTAAGTTCATTTGTTTGAGATGGAGTAAGTGATAATTTAATTACTCCAGATGAAGCATCTGTATATGTTGCAGTAAAAGTGCAAGCGATTGATGTTGAGTCTGGATGTTGTTTAATTCTTGATGTCAATATTGATGATGAAAAACCACTAAAACTAACACCACTCCCAGTGATTCTATCTTTTATAGTAAAAGACTCTTCATAATTTACATTTCTAGGAATGAAAAGATCTTTTTTTATTTGTGTAACATTGATTAATTTTTTTACTGCCATTATGCTAATATTCCTGTAAATGGTTCAATCCAATCCTCATCACCATTATCCTCCTCACGGATTGTGATTCCATTGTCTGTGCATGTCCCTATAAATTTTGCTCGTGAGGCAGCCACTGTGTTTAAATCCATACTACCTGAAGTATCAATGAATATCGCAAGTTTTGTAATATTCATTGTGCTAATACCAACTATATTAAACCAATCAGATGCTTCGGACGCATCACCATTATCTCTATTTACACCTTGAACTTGTCTTCCATCAGTAAATCCACTCACATACACAGCTTTTACCGCATCTGTCATGATTGCTTCAGTTTTTGCAACACCTGTTGGTGTTGGTTGTAATATATAATGTTTTCTATTTGGAAAAGTTTCTCTAAAGGCATTGTATTCAGACACTGTAACTGCGTTTGATGCTGAGTTTGCAGAATTTACACTTCCTGCACTTGATGATTCGTCAATAACAGCAATACATATTCTATTTGATCCTAATACATCATCACTATCATCAGTGCCTCCACCACCAACTTTTGTCACTCCTACATCAACGTTCACATCTCCTGTTACCAATTTTCTTTTAACCCCAGATGTATTATCAGTGGTTATGATATCGTAAGTATATCTTGGACTTACTTTACTAAAATTAGTTGTTAATCCTGCAGTTACTCTTGCAGTAATAACACCAACAGATCTACCACCCGTATCAAAACCTAAATTAACGGAATCACTCGCAGTTGAAGACGAACCGATATGTTTTCTTACTGAACCAGAAAATCCATATCCACTTAAATTAAATGTGGTTCCTCCTGATCCCACCACTGAAAATTCAATAAAGTTATCGGCATGTTGATTTAAAACAAGATTATATCTTGATGTTGCACCTTTATCATCAAATTGAATTTTAGATGAGGTGATATCAGCCATTTAAAATCTCCTTAAGTAAGGACTTAATCTCACCTAATTCATTTTTCAAAGTATCCATATCTTTTTCAAGATTTTCCACTTTATTTTTCTCACTTTGTTTTAATTTACGACGAGCAAGATACTCATCATACTCAGCTTTATTTCTGTTAATGATACAATTAGATTGAGTATCTCTAACTAAATGCTCATGATCTTTAACTTTTATATAACTCATTATGCTAGAGCGATAACTTTTAAACTCTTGAATCTAGGAACATATGCTTGATTAGTTGATGATCCAAGTAATTTAATTCTAAATGATTTGAAAGCAGGAAGATCATTTATACTAAATGTATATTCTTTATATTGAAGTTCTTCAGAAACAAATCCATTTGCACTTGATGGTGAAACTTTAGTATCAGGTCTACCATCACTCTTATCTAAAGCAATAACTTCACCTCTTTCATTTATATTATCAAATCCGGGGAATGGTATAAAGATTGGTTCTTCACCTGCATTTTCACTTACTGCAAAGAATGCTCTTATATCATTAAATTCACTTACATGTGCATCAACAATTATCTTAATTGATGTTGCAGATGTCTCAAGAGTATTTTCTTTTGAAATGTATAAGAATGATGATGGATCATTATTGAGTGTATCAACTCTACTATCCTCAGTAAAATTGGTTATCAATTTATCAACTCTATTTGATGTTAGGATTGCGTTCATCCTTTCAGTATCAACAAAAGGTGATACGCGAGAATCAGTGGTTGATAAGTCAAGAGTCATATTAAATGATCTATCACCCGGTAAAACATTTGTGGTTGCATTGTTTATTTCATTAACTCTTGAAGCTATAATTCTAGGAGAGTTAAGATAATTAATTCTGTTTAGTGCAACACTATCTGTTGGTTGAACAATGAACGGAGTATCCGATCCTTGACCAGATCCACTGTTTACACTTGTTCCACTCACAGTTCTAAGTCTAGCATCAAGATTTGTTCCGGGAACAGTTACATTTTGAACCATAGGAGTAACGACTTCAAAAGGCATATTTTGAGTAGCATGTATATTAGTTCCACCAGCTGATTTAGTGCCACTTAATAATAGTCTTGGAGGAAACTCTGATGTGGTTACAGTTGATCTACCAATACCGTTTACGCCCATATCTAACTTTACTTTATATGAATCAAATGTGATCGGATTTGAATCTGTAACCTCATCTAATCTATGTGTTTTGTTAATTCTACGTAGTGATACTCCATTCAATTCGTATTTTTCAACTATTTGTCCTGATGTATAATTAGCAGCGAGAGTGGAATCTTGTTGTCTAGTAATACCAGTAAGTGTATTTCCAGAAACACCCTCATAACTAATAATCTCACTTCCAATTTTTACATAACCGGGATTTGTTGATGCGACACCTACATTTTCAAAATTACCATATATTGATGAATCAGCGACTGTTATATCATCAGTCGAATCTATTGCATAATCAACAGTTAATTTAGATGGAAGAACATCACCAACTATTCCAGATAAAGTGACTCTATTTTGCTCATGATACATTCCATGATTTTTGTGATTTACTGTAATATGTAAACCATCAGTGATAGTTGATATTGTGCCAGCAGGAATAAACGCACCAATCTCTCCACCATTTCCTGTAATCGCACTACCAAATCCTGCATTACCGAGTGTATTTCCATACATCAATGTTGATCCAGCACCAGTTGCAAATTCACCTTGAACATTCTCAAGTATAAGTTCACTTGTGCTTCCAATAGATGCTATTGATAATCTTGCATTTATACCAAGATTAGTTGCAATACCAACAATATCGCCCACTTGATATCCTTGACCACCATTTGAAATTGTTGCTGCAGCGGCCACACCACCATCAAAATGAATATTCGCTGTTGCATTTCTACCAGTTCCAGTGATTGTTGTTAGAGCAACTCCAATTAAACCACGAGTTCCGGAGGCGGGCGTATATCCTAATCCTGCTCTCACAATTCCTAAATTACCTGTTGCAATACCAGCACTTCCTACAAAATCAGCGGTTGCGTTTGACACAGTTTGGTAAATTGTATTACCTAATGTTGGATGTATTCCAGCACCAAAAGCAGATGATATACCTACTCTTATTTTCTTAGAATTCATTCTAAGAGAGTCTGGTAATAAAGTAGGTATTTGAGCATTACCTTCACCTAGTATTGGACTGTATACTTCAGCAGAACCGGATGTGACAAACTGTGCTCTATTTAATTTAAACTTCAAGTCCTCCCATTGACTTGGTTCCCAAGTTGATGCATTTTGAGATTTGAATAAAGATCCAAGTGTTGGTTGATTTGATACAAACTCATCTGTAATTAAATCATTCTCACCTATTCTTGAAATGAAAACTCTGTATTTTGCAGAGGATGATAGCAAACAAATCGCATAATCAGTTGCAGGAGACAAGTAGACAGGTGCTTTAAATGTTACTTTATGAGCGACTGATCCATTTGATGATGTTGTAATTTCATCTGGATCTATGATGACAGTTGAATATGGGAGAACATCTTTAGTAGGTATACCCAGTTTCATTGTCCTTATATCAAGTCTTACTGGAATATTATTATCATCAACTGCTGAGAAGTAAACCTCACAACTTGTTATATAAACACCAGTATTATCCTCAACAAAGAATGATTGTGCCAATGGGTCATCATCATTAACTTCCTCTACTCTCCTTAATGGTTGAGTTCCAATTATTTCTGTATTGACATCAGTTCCTGTAAACTGTCTTTCTGCTCTTTCCTCAACAAAATTCAATGTTTCACGTTTGTGATTTCTAACAGACAAAATATTTTCTTGAACAGTTTCAAGTGTTCCAGTTGCTTCATATATGTCGTTTCCAACAGTGGTCGCTTCATTAGTATTATTTGTAATACTATCAGTTAATCTAAATTCTTTCTTTCCTGTTTCAAATCTAGGATTTACAGCGATGTTTGGATTTGGTAAGAAGAAACTTCCAAAAACTGAAGCAGAAAAATCAGATATAAATCTAACATCAGTTATGACTGCTTCCGCACCTGACGTATTTCCTTTAAGAATCATATCAGTTTCAACTTGTCCAAAATAATCACCCTGTGCTTGCTCTGCAAGAGAGATTATATCCACATTAAGTATTGTTGATGTTGATGAATATGTTGAAGGAATAATTGCTACACTTCCTGATCCTGATAATTGAACTGCACCAGCAGCACCTGAATATGTTTCAAGTTGTGTTGGGCCGGTTACTGTGGTGTATGGGTTTGCTGCATAAACTCTTGTAGGAGCATTGAAAGGCCCCTCTTTATGATTTGATACCGCTACTCTAAATGTTATTCTAGATTGATTAATACCACCATCAGTAACTGTTCCAGTTACAGTTTCACCAACCTGAAACACTCCAGATTTCATATTGATTTCTAAGATTTTAGGAACACAATGTTTTGTAACATCGACACCATCAAAGAAAGCATACACTCTTGTTTGTGGTCTGAAACCTTTACCCTCAAAAGCAATATTTCTTGATCTCATTATTGGGATAACTTCTTTG